TTCACCGTCAACAGTAACAGACACAGAACAAAACAAAACAAACAGAATCAAAATGAAAATCAAATACATATTCGCACTGGCCTTCACGTTGCTTTTCGCACTGAACGTGTCAGCTCAAACCAACGTCGGCCTGTTCATCAAGGGCGACCTGAACATCAAGTATAACACACGGGAGAAGCCTGCTGGCACCAAGGGGGTTCAAGACGACTACGAAATCAACGTCAATGTCGCCAACAGTGCTTTGTTCCGCGGCAAGATGACTGACCGCCCGCAAATCATGGAAGGTGTATTCACCAAGACAGTCGTTCAGCCACGTTCGCTGAAGTATGACATTTCTTGTGACGTTGTGAATCCAAAGAATCCTTCGCAATCCCGAAACATCGGCCGCATGTATGGTTTGGTGCCGATTACTCCTACCGGCGTTTATGACTATGACAAGGGCAACCTTGTGGTGGATATTCTGCCGATGGGAAATGCTGGTGGTTTCACCAGTAAGTTCACAGGGACGGCTGCAGGCAAACCTCTCACTCGTCCGGCGAATTGGGCTGACCAACTTCGTGAAACGGTGAACATCAATCGAATCGTCAATGGAAAGCCAATGTCGGTGGCTCTGAAGCGTTATGACAAGATGGATTTCCGTCAAGTGGTGTTGGCACAAGGACCAATTCAAATCTATCAGCCCGTCACGGCCAATGGTCAAATGCTTTACGATTACGACAAGGAATGTTGGTTCTTCAACAGCTTCACGGTTCAATATGCTGAGGGTGGTCTTGTGAAGATTGACCGTGTGGCGGGTACCATTCGCTACGTGAAAGACAAGAATTACAGCGCAAACCACCTGAGTCAGTATGAATTCGATGTTCGTGTCAATGAACCTATTGCCGACGGCGGCGGAGCGTTCTCTGCTCCTTCGGATGAATCAGCGTTCTTCTCAAGTGACGCCAGTGTTCCCGGCTTGACTGGCACGATGAAGTATAAGGATGTTGTCAATGGTGCTGGCACTACACTGTCATCCGCTGTCGCAATTGACCTGAACGGTAACAACATCAACAAACAACAACTGATGGTGTTGGCAAAGGTAATCATCTTCGCCTCTGTCATTCCGATGAACGCCGACTAATTCAAACGACGGGGAGAGGCTTGACGAATCGAAAGACTCTGATAGACTCTCCCCGTTGACACACAGAACAACAAACAAAAATTATGACAGCATTTTTTACAGCAATCTTGGCGTGGTTCGCCTTCGGTGAAATTGGGTTCTTTGTCGGTCTGCTCGCACTATCAGTGGTTTACACCATCGCCACCGAACGTGACACTCACGGTTTCGCCATCTTCGCCACAATTTTGGGAGTGGGGTTGTTTTGGAATTCGGTTGTGGCCTTGGGAGCAATCGCGTGGCCGTTCCTTTTGGCACTCTTTGGTGGGTATCTGTTCTTTGGTGGTCTGTGGTCTGTTTTCCGCTGGTTCAAGTATTGCCGGGATTACATTGCCAAGAATCGTTATGACACCAATCATCCCGACTCTGATTACAGCGGTGGCCGGGAAGTCAAGTTGACCGCAGAGGCGTATTACAAGAAGAAACTTCGCCCGAGTGAACACAAGTCCCGTCTGATTGGTTGGATTGCTTACTGGCCGTGGAGTTTGATTTGGAACATTGCTGGTGACACCTTGACCGCCATCTACGACGCTCTGGCCAACGTCTATCAGAAGACCGCCGATGCCGTCATCAAGAAGGCTTTGGGAAACGTCCGATAACATTTGGGAAACAAACAAACAAACAACAATAGTTAACATAATTAAAACATGAAAAACATCCTAGCAATCGCACTCTCTGTCGCCTTGGTTGGCCTCACATCAAGTGCTCAAACAAACACGGTGACTGTTACCAACGTGGTTACTGTCACAAACACAATCGCTGCTCCGGCAGTCAATCTGACGAATGCTCCTGATGCCGGTAAGGCTTACGGTGGATACGAATTGACGCTTGGTGGTGGAGGCACTTCAATCAACGGCGAAAACGTCTTTGGTCTTGACTTGTCGCTCTCTACCAATCCGTTCAAGAAACGCCCGGAAGTTTGGGTGGGTATCGCTCAGAGCTTGTATTGGGAGCCTTCCTTCGCAGGTTCAACCGATTTGTTCGTTGATTGGTCGCAGAACATCTGGAAGGAAAAGCTGTATCTGAATGTTGGTTGGAGCGGTGGTGCTGTCTATGACTCACACGCAATCTCTCAGTGGCGAACCGGCCCTGAAGCGACGTTCCAATTCTACACTTCTGACAGTTCCTTTGTCTTCGCTGGCGTGAACTACGACGTTTACACCAGTAAGGGCGACAACAACGGTTGGCGTTACAGCTTTGGTATCGGTCTGACCTTCTGATTTGGTTTCGCTCGTTTCGTTTTGTTTGGGCCGCCTTGTTTGTTCAAGGCGGCCTTTTTCTTTTACTAATGATTGGTTAAATAAATCGAACGGTGGGCGAGGCTTGACATATTATAGACCTTTGATATAATCTTCCCGTGAATGTGATTCAGGCCGTGGAAGAAATGAAATCGGGGAAATCAGTAAAATCCTCACTCAACCGTCTTTACAGAATGTGTCAAGGCGACTTTGTAATGAGCATGACAGAAGAAACTAGCTGTGCTGCTCGTTTAGATTCAATTCAAACTATTGCCGAATTCACCAAACAACACTCAGCAGTAACAGAATTGTATGACAAATAAATTTCTATCGCTAATAGCAATCAACGTTCTATTGGTTGGTTGTGATGTTCAACCAAAAACCGAAATCGTAGAACTGACTCCGACTGTGGCACCTGCCACAAATCAGGTCGAGAAGGTTGTTCCATTCACCATTACATCAAAGGGGACATTCAAAGCTGGCTACAACAGCGAAGTTAGGGAAATACTGATTGTCAAAGACAACAAGACTGGCATTGAATACTTGGCCATCACCGACTGTGCTTTAATCCGAAGGGTTAAGGCGAAGGAAGAAGCGATTAGTGACACAATTGATTCTGCCGCTGACATTTTTGAAGCATTTACTGAATAAACTATGAAGAAGATAATTTGGACAAACAATACCGACGTTCGACTTGGCTTTGAAGTTGAATGTATCGTTCGCCACGGAAGTTTTCACACACAGTTCAACGAAGCGATGCGTCCTTTGCGGACAAAACTTTCGATTGGTAGCGACGGAAGCATTCAATGTGGCAATTATGAACATCCACTTGAAATCCGAACAAAACCGTTGCCGCCCAAAAAGGCTTTGGAATTGCTTAAAACCATCTTTGATAACGTCAACAAATTTGGCTTCACCAACGCTTCGTGTGGTCTTCATGTCAACATTTCATCTGCTCGCCGGGCAAAGATGCGGAATTTCAATCCTCTACCGTTCCTTTCTTCAAGTCTGTGGAATGAAATCTTGAGGAAGTTCAACAGAAGGGGCAACACTTATTGCAAACCAATCTTGAGACTGAACAGCAGACGGGTTTCCAAAGTTCACGCCTTCAAATCTTTTGGTAACGTCATCAACGACAAATACAGGTGTGTAAATCTGTGTAATTTTGGCAATGGAACGTCCAAGTCATCCCGTGTTGAGATTCGTGGGTTTGGTAATGCAAATTACACACAAAAATTTCCAAACATTGAACAATTTGTTAAACGTATCGAACGACTGTTCAAATTGTCGTGTGGCAACATTCCGCTGACCAGACGAATTGCGGTTTGAGCGAGGCTTGACATATTATAGACCTCTGATAAACTCTTTACAGTTGAACGAAAAATTAACTAAGAACGCAAATGCCAACTATACGAACTAATACTTCTGAGTCGCTCGTTGACTACAGTAACACAATTTTAGTCTCCAAAGAAGAAATTTTAGCCAAGAGTAAAAAGGAAACCAATACGATGCCATGTGATTGCCCCAGTTGTAAACGTGACAATGTTCTGAATGGAACATTGATTGCTGATTGTGGATGTTGTTCAACTAAATTGGATGCTCTGGTTCCATTTCAAATCATGGGTGACAAGTCGCTTGTCTGTGACAAGTGTATCACCGAACATTACATCCTTTGCACATCTTGTCAGAAACTTCACAAAAAGGCCGACACGAAGACCGGCATAAACGAAGAAGGTAAAACAGTCATAGCCTGTGTTCGTTGTTTCGCTCAATACTTCAAGGAATGTAATGAGTGTAATAAGTTTTTTGACCGGCACAGCATAATGCAGTTTCAAGACAAGATTTTTTGCAGGCCTTGCTTTGATAACAATTACAGGAGTTGCTCTCACTGTAACACCATTCACCCGAAAACTGCTCCGTTCTTCAACATTCGTGGTTCACACAATGTTTGTCAACCCTGCTACAAATTTTATGGGCCGGTGGTGGTCTATGAGTCAAAGCCAACTATTCAGTATCATGGCAAACCGCCTCACTACTACGGCGTTGAGTTGGAGTGTGAATTGAAAAATCAAGTGAAGCTTGAACGTGGAGAGAAGGCAGCGGAAGTTCAAGCTTTGCTTGGAGAATTTGCCATCTTGAAAGAAGACGGCAGTTTACGTTGTGGCTTTGAGATTTGCACTCAGCCCGCTTCTCTTGCTGAACACCTTATCAAATGGGATGCCTTTTTCAAGTCGTTGCCGTCAAACTTGGTGTCTTTCAATAGTGCTAACAATAACTGTGGATTGCACATTCATTGTTCAAAGAAACCTTTGTCGTTGTTGACCATCGCAAAGATTGTGGTATTCGTGAATGATGCAAACAATGCTTCTTTCATCGAAGCCATAGCTGGAAGACGGCCTAACAACTACTTCCAACTGTCAGCCAAGAAACACTCTACTGTTCAGCGAATTCCCAAAGGGCAACTGAGCCGTAGTGACAGATACGAAGCGGTAAACCTTGTCAATCGTGACACGATTGAATTCCGAATGTTCAAAGGAACGCTCAAGAAAGAATCGTTGTTCAAAGCAATCGAATTTTGTGACGCAATGATTCACTTTTGTATGATGGGCAACTATGGAATTGCCTATTGCCGTGAACTGAATAATTTTGTGGATTACGTTGGATTACGAGCGAAGGATTATCCACACCTTTACGCTTTCATCTGTGCCAAAATACAGAGGAAAGAGACGAAATTAACAAAACAATTTGGGTTCTCTGTGCCCGACGTTCGTGCCAAAGAAGTTCCGAAACCAGCGCAGCCAATAAGAAATGCCCCAACGTGGGGAACGGTTGCTGAAAGAATAGAACCAACACCAGCAACACCAGCACCAGCAGAACCAGTAGTGAATCCTGAAAACGACGGTCAAATTTAATCAAAAACAGAAAACAAAATTATGTGTTTAGCAATTTACAAGCCAGCCGGAACTGAAATTCCAGTGAAACATTTGGAAAATGGTTTCTCAAACCATTCTGACGGCGCCGGTATGTCTTGGGCCGAAAACGGTAAGCTCTATGTCAAAAAGGGCATGTTCAATCTTGAAGAAGTGCTTGAACAGTATGAAGCAATCAAACACCTTCCGGCATTGATTCACTTTCGTAAGGCGACTCATGGTAAAGTTGACGCCACGAACTGTCATCCATTCTTGTTCAACGATGGTAAGTTGGCGCTTATCCACAATGGCGTTCTGCCCATCAAATGCAACATCGAAGGATTGTCAGACACCGCACACTTTGTTAAGTTGGTGCTCGAACCAATGGTGAAGGCGCACGGCGTCCCTGTTAATGATGGAGCACTGAACTATCTGATTTGCACTTCGATTGGCAGCGACAAGATTGCTATTATGGATGCCGAAGGTAAGACCTATATCTTCAATGAAGACAAAGGCCAATGGGACGGGGGTGCTTGGTATTCTAATACCTCCTTTCGTTACGCTTACACAGCGACACGGTATGTTCCCGGCTCAGCGGCTAGTTCGCCACTCAACAATGATTGGAAAAGTCATCCGTATTTTGCGGATAAAGCGGCCAATAACGGAAAAACTACAGTTAATTCGGATAATAGCTGGCGTAAGCATTGGAAGGGCGATGAAGACAAAGAAGCTGATGAAGCTTATGTTGACTTCTGGAAAAAGAGCACTGGAGTCGGTAGCACTGCCCTTCGGCTTCAAGGCTGTAATCAACACGCTAAAACCACACGAATCCCTCTCCTTTTGGAGAACGGTAGCGATACTGTGGATGAGGCTGGAAATGTGGTTACGGTTGAAGAAGCGCCGCCAAAGAAGTTTACGGAAGGTCAAATGTGTGAGTATGGCTGGTATGACGTAGAAATCGAATCCAGCATTGAAGCGTATCAACTCAATTTGGGCCTGACCCGAAACGAAGCAGTGATTCGTGTTTTCACTGAAATGTAAAAACAACGAGGCTTGACTTATTATAGACCTCTGATAAGATGCCTCCAAGATAAAAACTAAATCGTATGCCTACAGCAACATCAAAACAAACTGAAAAGAAAACCAAACGCCCGTGTCTTATGTCTGGCAAATTCTACGCAGCACCAGTCACGGTGGGTAAGAAATTCATCACCATCAAACTTCCTGTCAAGGTTGCGAAATACTTTGAACTGACTAAGCCGGAAATCTATTGGGCACCTGTCAACGGAGTAATTCAAATCTCCGGAACACAGCCGCACATGGTTATTCCGATGATGAGCGTAAGTCCTGAACAGTTCGTTGCACAGGAATCCTAATCCATGAATGATAAAATAATTGATTTCACTATTGGGGCTGACCCGGAATTTGCTTGTCTCAATCGTAAAGGCGGCGTGGTGTCAGCAGGCGACTACGTTAGCGAAGACGACGATGTTGAATTTGGTGCCGATGGCAATGGCATAACCTTTGAACTTAGGCCGGGCCCTTCCAAAGACCCGCTGAAAATTGTCAACAATATCCACGACATTTTTGTGAGACAGACGATTGACAAGCCTGAATTTCTCAAATTTAAGTGGGTGGCAGGTTCTTGGCATTCAGGCTATCCTATGGGCGGCCACGTTCACTTTGGGTTGAAGGCAAGTGTTGTGAATTTTGCCGACGCAATCAATCATTTGGACCATTACGTTGGCGTTGTATCCCTACTTTTGGAAATCAAATCTCACGGCGCAAAGAGACGTGGCGATGGTTACGGTGGCATGGGTGACATGAGAGTGCAACCTTGGGGATTTGAATATCGTCCAATGTCAAGTTGGCTTTCTTCTCCTTACGTCGCCGCGGCGATGTTGTGTCTCAGCAAAACTGTCATGTATGAACTTTTGAATAACTCAAAGTTTGAATGGCACAAGTTCGCTGTGAGGGATGACTTTTACAAGATGAACCAAGAGAGAATTTTGTCAAAGTTTCCTGAAATTTGGAACGACATTACCAAGATGCATTTGTATCAGACTTACAAGCCATACATTGATTTGATTTACTTTCTTGTAAAAAACCGCTTGACGTGGATTCCCGCAACGGGCATGAAAGAGTCTTGGGGCGTGGTGAATATGCAGTCCTGTATCAGCAACAAGATTGGCCTTGATGTTCTTTGGCACCGATACAACTCTGACCCTGTTGGCTTTGACGTGACGATTGAACGGCCAACGATTGAACGGCCAGCGACTCCCTCACGTTTGAATACAGCGACCCCTATCAACAACCTACTTACAACCGTATGATTGAATTTAACGACCACGACTTTAACCTGACGAAGATTAGAAGCGAATCCAAGCTGTTCAATTTGGTGACACGTTACAAGTATCGAATCTATGGACTTCGCCAATCAGACAATCCGGCGGTTCTCATTGAGTATCATTATGACCGGGCGGATGCCAAGTTTGGGGAAAGGGTTTCGGCTCTGACTGAATTTCTCAAGGATAACGGCATTGAACTGAACAGTTATTCTGAATCCGATACGCCGAACAAAATTGACATTGGTTTGAGAAAAGACCTGAGAGCATTTGTCAATAAAAATGAAAAGCCTATGTTGGCATCGGCAATTCTCTCAACCGTAGTTTATTGCTTGGAAGGCAGAATTGACCTTGACCAGTTGAAAAAGTTCAAACTCACAGCAATACCGAAGTTGGCAGAAATCCGCGCCGCTTGACAAAAAAAGTTTTTACAATACACTCTTAACCGTTGAACAAATAACAGACAGAAACAAAAATACTATTATGTGCCGAATCGCCGCATTTCCTCCGAACTTTCCAAGATTGGAAGCCCTCGAAATTCTTGCCAATTTTGAGAACAAAAACACTGACGGAACGGGCTCCGTTTATCTCCGCGATGGAAAGTTTATCGTGGACAAGTGGGCAAAACCATTCAGTTCGATTATCAAAAACAAACCGTTTCTTTCACACATGCCTCATAATGGCTGGACGATTGTTCACCTTCGGGCAGCTTCTCATGGTGATAATCGCAAGGAAAACACTCACCCGTTTATCATCGGCCCGTGGGCCTTCATTCACAACGGTATTTGGAGTGAACACAATCTCGTCCGACTTGCTTTGAGTAAACAAGTGAAGATGGAAGGCGAAACCGACAGCGAAGTGGCCGGACACTTTTGGAACATCATTGGACCAAAGAAGTTTTCTGAAACCGTGGACTTCGGTGGCGTATTCATGGGACTTCATGCCAATGGAAATCTTTGGGTTGTCAAGACCAGCGGAGATTTGGAAATCAAGGCACTCAAGCACAACAAGGTTGTCTTGGCCTCTGAATTTGACAGGCAAAAGTATGAACAGACTATTGATGCCCTTCACGGTTGGTATCAGTTCAACAAGGATGGCGAATACTTGAAGCACAAGGAAAACAAAACCTCTTGGGGCAGTGGTTATCCTTACCGTGGCTCGGCGGCATACACCGGCGGCGGTGGCTTTGGTTCCCGTAGTTCAGCCTTTCCCCGTGGTAAAGCTCGTGTGGTTTCTGGCTTTTCTCCTTTGGACCACGACGAAGACTGGCGAAATGACCGCAGTTTTTCTAATTCGGATTTTATGCATGGCGGAGTTTACTCCGGCGACTAAATCTCACAAAGAACGCTAACGAATACCCCCGAACATTATGGCAATCAAAGTTTTAACAATTGACAGCGAACACGTATCAGCGACGCGGCTGGGTTATCCTACCCATACCTATCTTGGCGATTACGCTTACAAGTTTGACAACGATGTTGTCGTTCGTTGGGGCAATTCATCTTACGTTTACAGCAGAGACGGAAGGCGGAATGTGGATTTCAAAAACGTAATCAATCCAGCAGACCGTATCAAACTGAATTGTAGAAAGTCAGATGCGACCAAACTTCTGGCTCAGGTGGTCAACGTGCCGACGCTCTATGAAAAGAGTGTGCCCAAGGGCACTCTGGCGGTTGTAAGACCACACGAACACGCCGCGGGCATTGGCTTTTCGGTGGTGGAAGGGCCGCACAAGATTCAACCCGGCACCTATGGCACAAGGTTTCTCAAGACCGATGCCGAGTATCGTGTTTGGTTCTGTGGCGATAAAACTATGTGTGGTCGCCGTGTCAAGTTGAAAGTCAACGAAGACCAAACCTATCCTTGCCGGTCAAATTGGGGATATGAATTTTGTGATGGTATCGCAATGGAGCTTCACTATCAGACTCTCATGGCAGCGAAGAAAATCGGCCTTGACGTGGGTGCGGCGGACGTTTTGTTTTACAAAAAGAAATGGTATTTCCTTGAACTAAATTCGGCGGCCTCTGTGGACCATCGCCAAGTGCGAGAATTCTATCAGGCGGCTCTCGAAGAGTTGGTTAAAAAAAAACTACACGAACAGGAAGAAGCAGCAAAAAAAGAAGCCGAAGCAAAAGCAGCAGAACTCGCGGCACAAGTAGTGCCCGTAATCGAAATCGTGCCGGTTGAAAAAAAAAAGACTGACGAAATTGAAATTGTGGTGGAAACGATGGTTCGCTCATAAATAGGTTTCCGCCTGTAACATCAAAACACAAAACCACTATGCCAATAGAGATAGAAGCAACAGTAATACAGCCGGCCAGTATCGTTTGCCCACATTGCAAACAAGAAACTGGGTTAACACACGAAAGAATTTTTGAAACTTCCTGTGACGGCGATTTCAATTGCCCTCACTGTCAAAAAGTTGTATTCTCATGTAAGCCAGAAGTAAAAACGTATTCTTACACTTACGCTGGCGGTGCTGGATACTCTGACTATGACTAAGCCTGAAATCTATGGAAAGAATTCAAAACCATTAGGGCGTTATCCCGCGATTGTTCTGAAAAATGAAACCGATTTTCATAGCGGAAATTAAGACGCAATCCCCATTTGGGTTTGTGTCGAAGACTCCATTTGTCAGTCTAATGGAGTGTGCCATTCGTTACGGCGATTGGATTTCTGTCCACACCAATGCTCTTTGGGGTGGTGACTATGATGCTATTTCGTTTGTTAGGAGAAATACAAACAAACCAATTTTGGCTAAGGGTATTCACGCCTCTGACGACGACGTAAAGAGAGCAATAGACCACGGCGCTGATTACGTTCTGGTGGTTGACCGAATGAATTCGCCACATCATTTAAGAAAACAACTGTTATTTGAAACAAATGACACATCGCTTTTTAACGACCCCATACTGAAAAATGAAAGATTGGCGTCAAAATCATCCGTTCATCACGACTTGAAATATGTATGTAATTCAAGAGACTTGAGGACGGGCCTTCCTAAAAAGTTATGGGAATTGGATTTCTACCTTGACGCTGGAGTATGGGTTTGTCAAGCTAGTGGAATCAAGTCAATGGAACAGGTTGACGAAAGAGTAAACGCCTTCATTGTTGGCGAACACTTGATTGAATTTTGTAAGACGTTATGATTGAATACCCAACTATATTGCCATCATCGAAAGCACCACGGGAGAACTGTGTGGCCTTTGAGAAATTCGACGGCTCTAACATTAGGGTGAAATACACCAGTAAGAAGGGCTTTACGCTCTTTGGTAGTCGCACCCAACTGTTTGACAAGGGGCATCCATTCTTGGGCGCCGCTGTGGACATTTTCTATCAGAAATACGAAAACAAGCTCGTTGACTTGATTGAAGAAAACTGGCCAAACGAACGTGAAGTCATAGCTTTCCTTGAGTTTTTCGGCCCAAACTCATTCGCTGGTTGGCACGAAAAAGACGACGTGAAAGATTTGGTTTTGTTTGATTTAATGGTGGGCCATAAGAACCGTAAGTTCCTACTGCCACAAGAGTTTGTCAAACTAACCCAAAAGGTTCAAGCCGACATACCGAAGATTATTTATGAAGGCAATCTGAACGACCAATTCATTCAGGACGTGCGTGCTGGCAAATACGACCAACAAAGTGCTAGTAGAGTCTTTGAAGGCGTTGTGTGTAAGGGAACAGCCAGAACAGGTGCCAGCCGTGGCAACGTATGGATGGCAAAGATTAAAACTCAAAAGTATCTGGATTTACTGAAAGGTAAGTTTGGAGAAGAAGAAGCCAAAAAATATGGTGAATGAAATTCGATACGAAACGCCCATTGAACAAGTTGACTGGAAGAAACCTTCCATCTTCTTAGCTGGCCCAACTGTCAGAGGCAATCAACCTCACTTGGTTTCTTGGAGATTTGAGGCTATACGAATTTTCAAAGAAAAGGGATTTGACGGCAATCTGATTATTCCAGAGTTTACCGACAAAACGGCATCGGATAAGTATAGGTATGATTTGCCTGTCTGGGAGTTTGGTGGATTGTCCAAAAGCCACGTCATACTGTTTTGGATACCCAGAACACGGGAGCTTATCGGCCTGACAACCAATCACGAACATGGTTATTGGATGGCCAAAGACAGGGAAAAGGTTGTCTATGGACGGCCTGACGACGCTTATCGCATGACCTACCTTGACATTATGTGGGTGGAAGATGGAAAGAGAAGGCATTGGTTTTCAAACTGTCCAATCTACAATAAGTTGGACAAAACCATCGCAGCGGCAATTGACCTAACTACCAAAAGATTTACAACGTGAAAATTACACATAAATTATGGCGGTGGCACAAATTCAAGAAAGATGCTAAATTCAAAAAAACTTTAGCATCCAGCTCCGTTGCGATTAAGAAAAATGGCACAATCATGTATTACACTCCCGGCTACGGCAGTAGCTACATTTCTTATTTCCACAATAGGGAGGATGCTCGGACAATCAGAATTTTAAGAGTGCCTGAATGGCATAAGTCTGGTGAAAGAATCCACAAATGTCAAGTTTATTACACCTTGGAAAAGATTTGAATAAACTTATGATTGTTTCTTGACATTACAAGGAACTTTGTCAAATTCCAAGTTGTATTTCTTACAGAATTCCAAACACTTTCGGTAGGCAAGAAACGCTTCTTTTTCATTTGAGCTTTGAGACAGGGCTTTGAGTTTCTTGATTTTCTGAAAGGTTGAGTTCGTCATTTCACCATAAATGAAAGTTTCCATTTCAACAGGGTCTTCTGTTTCATCCGTCAATATATCTTCCAAGCTATCAGCATACACTTCTTTTGTGTATTCACTACCAGCTTCCAATCTTTCAATAAATCCATTATATCCAAACTTCTCAATGTAATGTTTGGTTAATTCCTCTAACTGCATTTTACCTGTTACTTCGCTTTGTTCATCCCTAAATGTAAAAAATAACCAATTCATTATAGGCGTTTGAACTGATGGGAGAAATTTTCCGTAGGTGCTTAAGACTTGTTCTTCTGTCTTGCCTGATGCTTCTCCTTCGGTCAATAATTTCTGACGTAACTTAGTTCCTTCAAGTATTTCTTTTTCATATTTTTGTGTGTGTGTTTTAGCAGCGGATACAAGATTTTGTTTATCCTGCTTTACTTGCTCTTTTTTCTTGGAAAGTGCCCCAGCAAAATCAGGGTCTTTTCTAAGAATGGCCATTAACGAATAGTTGACTTCCATAATAGTTATACATACAGGCGTAATTCCAAAAACGCATATTTTGGTGAGGCTTGACTTTTTATAGGGACTTGATAATATCCTAACATGACGTTGGATAAAGTCACATCATTAGCAGACCTTGAATTCAAGGCTAAGACTAACAAGTATTACAGACAAATGGCCCGCCAAGGTGCCAGACGTTGTTGTACGAGTGTAGCTGTGGCGAACGGTCTTACGACCCATGAAAAAGTCATGGAGTTTCTTCATCAAGTTTCGATTAAGCACGACCTTAACTCATGTAGAGCGGTTGTTCAAGAAGTCAATCATTGCTACAACAAGATTGTTGAAGACGTAGAGCCCTCCCCCGCGGTAGAGGCTGCTCCCACTCCTACCCCTACCCCCGACAGCGATAAGTTGAAGGCGATGGTAGCGGAATTAAAAAAAAAAGCCTCTCCGAAGAAACGCTCGGTCAAGACAGTCCGTGGCGCCAGTTCTTCGACACGCTCCAGAACCCCTACGCGCTCGACCAGTCGCGTCAGTTCAACGAGACGCTCGAACACGAACGGCGGGAATACATAGAACGTCAGCGAGAACGGGACAACGTAGAAGTCCGGCAGCAGAATCGGAATAGGCCAAGTTACAACAGTTACTTTCATCAAACCGTCAACAATTATTACACCGATTACATTCGGAACGACTACAGCACCAGTGAAGATGACCGATGAAACCAATAACATCACTATTCGATTACTTTCAGAAAGTCAAGAGAGACAAACGGTATGAGAAGGTGGCAATTTACGCCTATCAAAATTCAGATTTTGGCAGCAGACGGAGCGGAGGATGGGATGAAGCTAAGAATTGGATAGACAACTGGACGAAAGACAACGTAACAAGTAAAGCCGATGGCACTAACGAGCAAAATACTTGCGTTCGCATGGTCCGATACCTCAATGAGTCTATGAGGAAACTACCCAAGTGGCAAGACGAATCTCTGTCAGAGCCGAGGCTTGACTTTCCGAAACCGATTTGATACCCTTTCACCAATGTTACCAAAGGTTACATCATTATTCGACTTGTTCAATAAGGCCCGAACTAACAAGCTCTACGAACAATTGGCAATCATTTCAGCAAGTAATCTTGGTGGAAACGTTGAGACACTTGAACAAGCCGAAAAGTGGTTGAATATGACTGCCAATGATGTTGGCGATTGTAATTCTGTGGTTGCAGAAATCAATTTCTGCCGCGATTTGGTGAAAGACGATTCCAAGCCCACATCAAAACCCAGACGACGATTAACAAACCTCAAGGTAATCAAAGAGAGGGACGTAATTGACTCAAACAATTACATACGACGGCAATTTGCGGCACCACGAATGACCTTCAGCGAAGAAGCACAATCATTGAACCGTATTCAAAGGGCAGCACAAGAGACTGGCACAGCAACCGTTACGGCACAACAAGGTATTACGCCCCGTGAAGTGAATTTTCTTCCTATTGCTGATGACTTTGTTTTGGATGACTTTTCAATAACCGAACGGCCAACCGACCCATTGGCAACAATACAGAGGGCTTGACTTAACACAACTCCCTGATACATTACACCCCTAATGAAATTTGACTTGCAATCCATTGACCGTGAACAGTTCCACGTCAACGAACACGTATTGAACGGTGAATTGGTTTATCTCATCATACCCAAACACATCGGCGCAACGTGGACGAAGGAAAACAAGGTTCTGCGTTCATCCGTTTGGGATTCAAATGGCGATTTAATTTCTGCTGGTTTTCCCAAGTTTACGAACTGGGGCGAAAAGCCCGAAGTCTTTCCTTTGCCTAACTCTTTGACTGGTTCTACCATCGTTGAAAAGCTTGACGGTTCTCTGCTCATCGTTTCCAAGTGGAAAGGCCATTACATTCTCCGAACCCGTGGCACGATTGACGCACATCAACTCGACAACGGCCACGAACTGGCAATCTTTGAACAAACCATTCTGCCCAAGTTGATTGCAAACGATGCAACGGATACTTGGGATTATTCCTATCTGTTTGAGTGGACTTCTCCGCTTCAGAAGATTGTTTTGAATTATGGTGAAACGCCTGAATGGCGTTTGGTTGGTGGAGTTGAACACAAAGACTATTCTCTTTGGCACCAAGTTGGATTGGACAACACCGCCCACGACTTTGGCATCAAACGGCCTGAAACCTACAAGTTTCCTACCATTGAAGACTTGTTGGCGAATGTTGACCAGTGGGTTGGCAAAGAAGGCGTCTGTATTTATCATAACAATGGCCAGTCAATTCACAAGGTTAAGTCGGCGTGGTATCTTGTTCGCCATCACATGAAGTCTGAACTTTCATCCTTTGAAAAGGTTGTGGATTTCTGGCTGGCCGCTGGTATGCCCGACTACAACGGCTTGAAAGACGCCATCGTTACCTTTGATATTGAATTGTGGGAACAACCTACTCTTGGCTTTGCTTCAAAAATTGCTGACGCTTACAAAGAAGTTAATCAGATTATTCAGGGGTTCAACAACTTCATTTTCGACTTGTTGAGAATGGGTGACCCGGCGGACAAAAAGATTCGTGGTCAAATGGCCGGTAAAGTGATAGCTGCCTACGGTAACACGAACCGAGCATCTTTCCTTTTCAAACTGCTTGACGGCAAACAGTTGGATGACGACGCAATAAAAAAACTAATCTATCAGGTCTTAAAATGATGGAAAAAGTTTAACTTTCACGGATATACAGTCTATGTATATCCATGAAACATTCTCATAATTTCAGAGACGTGGCTGGACAAACCTTTGGGTATTTGACTGCAATCAAACCAACCGGTGTAAAGCTAACCTTCAACAAAAAACAGGGACGACAAATGAGACGTTCTGTTTGGTTGTTCAAATGTATATGCGGCAATAATGTAGAGAGAACACGGAAGGACGTAACAAATAACAAACTAAAAGGATTGCCTTCCTGCGGCTGCCAACAGTGGATTTGTGGAAACAATCACGGACTCTGGAAAGGCATAGGTGAAATTCCAAAAACCTATTTTAACCACATTCAGAGAGAGGCCATAAAAAGAAAACTGAAAGTGGACATAACACTGGAATATATTTGGGATTTATTTCTTGAACAAAAGAGAGAATGTTCCTTATCAGGCGTGGCTCTCCAGTTTGGAACTACCGCCCAAGTGAAACACAAAAGGGAACAAACCGCTTCGTTGGATAGAATTGACTCAACCAAGGGTTATGTTGAGGGCAATGTCCAGTGGGTTCATAAAACCGTTAATTTTATGAAACAACATTCCGACCAAAACGATTTTATTATGTGGTGTAAACGAATTTCTGAAAGGGCTTGACTTTTCATATAATCTACATCACACTGTTATCGTGAAAAGAATTAAACAAGCAGCCATTCTCTTTGAGGGAAAAGTTTATACCGGGCACCGGCACCACAACGTCATTGCTACGATTGTCAAAGAGACAGGCAAACGTGTCGGTGCCCGATGGCCACAAGGATTTGTGACTGAGGATGACGAATTTGTTGACAGAAAGGAAGGAGCAAAGATTGCTTTGGCTTCCGGTCAAGTGGTTACGGGCAAGGCGACAGTTCAACACGTATTTAACGGACATACGCTTTACAGCGAAGACCTTTATTGATATGAAATTTTTCAGTATTTACATTAAAGGTGGCGGCCTAATGGAAGACCCCAATTTTCATTGGGAACGACATGGTTCTGCTCCCGGCGTAGATGAAAAAGATGCCTGTCTAAATCTTTTCAAAAATGACAAACTTTTTGACGCC